GAATTTTTCTTCCAAAAACGTGTAGTCCTCTAACGATGTCTGAAAATGAATCAGGGTCTCTGATAAGTTCTGTTTTCGCAATATGGTTTGCCGTAGCAACTGCACCTTGGTGCCCATAAAGGATTGCATACTCATTAGATCCTGCTGATCCAAATGTTTTAGATGCTGCTGCTCCACCAGAAACCGCTATTGCGTTTGTAGAGTAAAGTCTAAACCCAAATAAAGGTCTATCTGTTACCATACCATTTCTCATAGAAGATGCAGAACCGTCTGCCATTACTGATTGGTCCATGATTTTTGCACCTGCTTTTCTCAATTGCTTGTAAAAAGCTGGTGGTGCAACTAACCATCTGTTTTCTTCTGGTACGTCATTACCATCAAGAACTGTCTTAGCAGCTGATATAACATCTGCTAATGTATCTGCCGCAGCGTCCCCATCAATTGGCGAAGCATCTGTTCCAGTGTTCGCAGCTGATGTTGCCGCATTGTCATAAATGTTTTTTAAAACATTAAAGTCATAGTTCTTCTTAAGTGAATAAGCACCTGAAGAAGTTGCAAGAGCTTCCCAATTTACGTGTGATTGTCTTTCCTCGATGTCATCTACTTTAAACGCAAAATAAGATCCTTGGTCGACAGTTAATTGTAACTTGTCGTCTGCCAAAGATTGTGTGTTTACAGATTGACCTCTAGCGTAGTCGCTCACAGTAATAGAAGGCTCTTTCACGATATTAACCGTGTCGCCAAAATTTTCAATTTCTCCAGCGTAATCAGTGTTAGTAATGTCTTCAACAACTGATGCACGTCTGAAAAACTTTTGAACCTTTTGACTATATACTGCTGGTACCCAATTACCTGATGGTAAATTGTTATAACCTGCAGCGTTTGACATAGTAGCCATAGTGTTTGTCTCCGATTATATAGTTATTATTAAGGTTGAATCCTACCTTCTCGTATAGCTTTATCGATTTCTTCTTCATACTTAGCATACTCATTAACACTCATCTTACTGATTTCAGCATTAGACCAAACTTTTTTAGGTCTAGCACCTTCAGTAGATTCAGCTTTTCTAGTTTTAGATACAGCTTTAGCAGCTTCTTTCTTAATATCTTTTTCCTGTCTATTAGAATACTTACCAAGTCCTTTATCCATTTTATACAAGTCGATTGCTCTTCCTGCTAATTGTGCATTAGCTTTATTTTCATAAAGCCAATCTTGAATAACTGGATCTTGTTTCGTAGCCCATTCATGAAACTCGTCTTTTGAACGAATCTCTTGAAAATCAGGATGAAGTTTAAGAAGTTCTACTTCAGCTTTTTCTTGTGCTACTTGTTCCTGTTGAGTTTGAAGATTTTGATATTTAGTCTCCATCTCTTTTGCTCTACTATCCGCTTTGTCTATCGCAATAGTTTCAACCATTTGATATACATCTGGATATTCTTTCTTCCAAGCCTCAAGTTCTTCTTTCGACTTAGGTGGAACAATTTTATTTGCTGATTGTTCTAATTGAGTTCTTAAAGTATGAACTTCATCTTTATGCTTTCCGAGTGTAGAATCATAATGTCTTTTTAAATCGTCATAACGTTTCTTAAAGACACGTTCTTCTGCATTTTCAGGGCGTTCAGTTGAAGGAGTAGCGTTACCATCTGAGCTTGCAATTTCTCCCGATGCTTCAGTGTCCTTTTGAACGGTTGCTGTTTCTGCTTTTTCTCTGTTAAACTTTTCTAATTCACCTCTAGCAAATGCTTCAGTTTCAGCATCATCATCTTGATGCTTACTATAAAGTTTTCCTTTTGGTTTTTTAAAAAGTTTATCTTTAGGAGCTTCAACTTCATTTGAAGTTGTTGCTTCTGTTTCTTGATTTTCCATTTTTTCCTCTTAGGTTGAGTGCCTTATGGATAAGGGTAGCTCAGTCCATAATTTGTGGGTTGATACTAGGCTAAGTCTATGTCTGGATCTATACCATCTATTTGATCATAGTCCATACCTGCTTCAGGTGTTTCTGGTAGTTCTGGCTCTTGTTGAGACATTATACCTTGTGTATCTGAAGGTGTATCAAGTGGCACATTATTAGTATCCATCCGATCTGTACTAGACTCTATAATAAAATCCTGTATATCCTCTGGCAATGAAGCAAAAGTTGAAACTTTTACTGGTACAGTTTCTTCATTTATACCAATTCCTTCAAGTAGAGGTTTTATCCCAGGTACTATTTTCGTTAGTACTGATTTAACAGATGGAGATAAAACTGGTGCTAAT